CTTCCATAGCCTACCTCCTTATACAGCCTCCCAATACCGATCGTCAGTACCAGGAACGGTGCAGTTGCCGTCAATCAGAGACTTATACAGAGTGCCATTATAATTGACGATATCACCGGTATTGTAGGCATCGTGAGCGCCGCTAGGCTGCGCCCATACAGGGTAACCGCTTTCGTCAAGGCCGATTGCGGTATACAGCGCTTCTTCTGCATCCGGGAGCCAATCGGCCTGTGAGATATGGGCCTGATTGACCCGGTAGAGCTGGGGATCCCCAACACTGTTTACGCCGTAGGAGAAGATTTCTCCCTTGACATAGTTCTTTCCGATTTTCCAGCCGTCATAGACGGTTGCGACCTCCATAGCCTGTTCGTCAGTAAGGGTACCGGCGAACATCTGCATTGTCCGCCGCATCTGTTCAGCTAAAACAACATAGTCCATTAAGATACCCCCAGCAGTGCATCGATGGTCTGGCGGAGCTGCTCGTTTTCATATTCCAAAAACTCACTCCGCGTAAATTCTTCAACGGTATATGCGTACATCTGAGGCTTGTCCTCGGTGGCAGGAACGACCGTAATTTCCGTGTTGTGGTACACAACATTTTCGGAGCTGGTCTTGTCCCACTCAGACGGCATAACCGTACTTTCGCTTTTGTACCGCTTCACGCTGCGCCCTCCTTGCGATATTCTTCATGCGAACAATACTGATATATGGTTTAATCCACTTCACGAAAAATCCGTAGGAATCAGTATGCTTAATCCAGCCCCAACGAGAGATAATAGAGAAAGCATCCGTCGGTGTTACCCGCTTGCCCTTCCGGGCGACCTTTCGCACCTTCCGGGAGATTCTGAGCATGATTGCTCGCCGCAGGGTGACATGATCCCGGTAAAATCGAAACCCCATGAAATCCAATGGCTCCTTATCAAACCGCGAGACACACCAGTTTTCTTTGAGGGTAAGCCCCTCCTGTGCAAGCCGCTGTTCGATCTGACGGCGCATCTGGTGCAGACGTTTCTTGTTCCGGTCGAAGATCACCATATCGTCGGCATAGCGGATATAATATTTCGCTCCCAATTCCTGCTTGATGTAGAAATCGACCTCGTTCATAAAGAAGTTGGCCAGGATCTGCGACAACAGGATTCCGATGGGTAGGCCGTCAGACATAAAGAGGATTTTCCGCATGAGCCGTAGGAACTGCTGATCTTTGATCTTTCGCTCCAGCTTTTGCATGAGCCTCCACGGTTTGACGGAGGGATAGAATTTCTTAATATCCATTTTCAGATAATACTTGGTGTCCTTCCGGTCGTCCCGTACCCACCTCTGGACGTACTTCTTTCCATAATGCACGCCACGGTCGGGAATGGAACCACAGGAGAAAACGTACATCCCTCTGTAAAACGGTTCCCGGAAAGCGAGATAGATGCACCAATGCACGATCTGGTCGGGGTAAAATCTGGGTTTCAGAATGTTTCTGACCTTGTTTTGCGAGCCGTCACAAATGGTTTCTCTGATATAGGGTGTCGGGATAAATTTCTCAGAGACGAGCATCCGATGGATGCGGTCTACATAGAAATCCTCATTGGCAAGGATTTTCTGTACATCCCGGCGTTTCTTTTTGCCCTTGGAGGCTTCGTGAATTGCCTTGTGGATGGTGTCCTTGCTGCATACGATTTCATATAAATTTCCGATTCGTTTCATAAAAATGCTTTCTTATTACCTCAATCGCGTTCGACATTTAAGCTACTAGCAACTGCCCTAACGGTGTAATTTTCGTCAAGCGACGAGGATATAGCTGCGGCATGAATTGATTGCATGAAAATAAGAATGGCGGGAGCCAATGTTCGCGTTCGTATTCGAGGCGAGGTTGTTCAGGTTCACGTAGCGAGAGCCACATAGACCCGCGTTGTTCCAGTTGCCGCCGACAAGGGCGACCCACGAAAAAAAAGCCCAAACGGAAGCCGCAGCTATACCCTATGAAATTGTTGAAGAATGAAGCCCCGGGGGTTGCCCACCCCCGGTCCCCCGGTTTTACTCGGGTAAATACGAAAGGCGGGAGCCAATGGCCGCGTCCGTACACGAGGCGAGGTGGTGCAGGTACACGCAGCGAGAGCCACATAGACCCGCGCAGTTCCAGCCGCCGCCGACAAGGGCGTAGTCGGTCTGAGAATTGTTAAACCACAGACCATCGCACATATACGTAGTCTCGCTACCGCTTGCCACCTTGGGTACATATCCGTATTTATCTGACACGCTGGCAAGATTGACATAGCCGCCGGACGTGCCGGATGGCACGATATTGGTCGCCTCGTAATCTGTACCGTCAAAATTGTACGGGGGTGTCATTTTCACTTTGATTCCAGCAGAACCGGCAAGGATCAAGCCTGCCATACCCTCCCAGACATTGCCCCAGAAACCTTCGATCCAGAAAACCTTCACGTCGGAGGTACCGTTGGAGCTGCCCCAGAAGGGGCCTTTATCCTTCAGCGTGCCGACAGAGATAGCGGCACTGTTGCTGCTGAGACTTCTGCCGGAGCCGAAAACCGCCTGAGAGTTATCGGATTTGGAGATCAGCGTGAGCAGATCAGCGATGTAATCCCAGCCGGATTTGTAGATAGTGTAATACTGGTCGCCGTTGCCCATAGCGTAGGTGACCTCGGTATTTCTGGTCTGACTGACCATAACGGAACCGGTGCCAATGGAACGGAGCTTGCTGGAAACGTTGGTACCCTTGAACATGCCCCAGTAGAACGCATCCTTTACCTTGCCGTCTGCGCCGGTGTGGGCGTAGGCGTGGTAGTCCTCGTCAAACTGCACGTCGGAGAAAATGACGTACTCATAGGAGGCATCTTCGTACCGCTTGACCCACTTGAAGCCAAAGAACTCGACCATGGCATTGCCGTTGTAATTGGTGTTGGTCACGTCGGAGGACAGGCCGTTGTCTTTACGGAGGGTCTGGTTATTGGGATCCAGCTCATAATCAACGGTGCCGTTGGTTTTCAGCATGACGGGGCGTGCGACCTTGTAAACAAAGTCCTCCCAATCGCCGAAATCAAAGGTGCCGGTATTAAGGCCCATGGAGGCGGGTTTCTTCTCTGCTGCATCGAAAAGATATTCGATACGACCGGCGGGAGAACTGTTATTCTTGGAGCGCCGGAAGCCATAGCGGGTACCCAGCTTATACACAATGTTGACCGTCTTGGCAGAACCGGCAACAGCGTTGCACTCCACAGGATCGGGGGTAACGAAACCATTCACAGAATCACAGGTGATACGGATTCTGGTTGCAATGGGCAAGGTCAGCGTTTCGGGCTGGCCGCTATACTTGAACTCCTTGATAGCGGAGCCGTCGTCTGCATTGGTGACGGTAATGGTTCTGTCCTTCATGGAGGTGCCGTCGGCACCAGCAACAGAAATGGTAACCTGTGTATCGGTGGTGAAATGCTCGTCAAAGTATTCCTTGACGTAATCCTGGATGTACTGCTCAATGGGCTTTTCAGCCTCAAACAGAGGTTCAACCTTGGTAATGTCAACACCGTCAAACTCGATGCGGTACAGCGGGAAATCACGCACGGTACCGTCGGCGTTAATGTCACCCCGGGAATACTCGGGATCTACAGGCTCGCCGGAAGTCTGAGCGCCGGTCAGTCCGACCAAAGCATAGCTCAGAGCATTGGTATCGTCCTTTGTGCAGCGAACGACAATCAGATCGTTTCTGTACAGACCATAGGTACCGTCCAGCAACTCCACATCCTCGTATGTGCCGAGGTTCAGAGCAAACAAATTGCCCTGCATGACACCCTCGCCACCCATGACACGGATGGTGGCAGAGCCGGAGATCTCAGCGGCCAGGGAGCCGTCGGATTCCAGTACATAATCGCCACCATGCACCACCTTCTCGAAGAAGGAGCGCAGGCCACGGATTGCCTCGCCGGTCGCCGCAGCATTGGCAGCTTTGTCCACTTTGGACAGGGTAACATCCAGAATGTCAGACAGCAGAGATTCAACGTCCACCGTCTTTTCAATTTCCAGAATGAGGTAGTTGTTAAGATAATCCTTGATGATATTCGCAGCCTCGTCGAACTTGGCCTTGAGCTGTTCTTCGCTCAGACCATCATCAATGCCAGGATTGGTACCCAGCTTGGAAATGATCGACAGATCTGCAAGCAGTTTTTTAAGTGCCATACATTATGCTCCTTCTGCGTTCAGCGCCCTTTGTAGAGAGCCGTTTCCGCTACCGCCATGGACGGGGATTTCTTCCGAAGTGGTCTCGGTACTCATGTTGGTGCCGGTGTCAGTCGGAACCGTAGGCGGAACCATAGCTTCTGCAGCAAAGTCGTCAAGCAATTCCTGTTTCTTGGGAATGTAGCCGTTGGGCAGGCGCTCGACATACTGCTTCTTGGTAATCATGTTGTTCATCATCAGATTATCCATCGTCTGCATAGATGCCATTTCAGACCAGTAAGAGGATGCACCGGCTTCCTGCTCAATGGTCAAGGGAATCTCCTTCAGAGTAGAGAAGTCGAAAGGCTGGGTGAAATCCTGCTGAGGCAGATTCATGCCGAGGGGCTGTTCACCGGCCTTGTCCATATCCATACTCATTTCCACCATGCGGGTACCGTAGCGGACAGACATAATATCAATCCAGATCCGGCCTGCATCCTCAAGGCACTGGTAGTCGTTCTGCTTCGTCAACTCCATGGGAGTATTTGCAGCACGCTGCAGGGCGATGATGGCGGAGGTATTGTCCGGGCGGCTGTCGCCCATGGCAACATCGGAGGCACCCAAAAGGGAGTGTGTCTTATCGAAAGACAGCTCGATAAACTGAGCAATCTGAGGGCTGATAGAGGCACCGTCAAGCACCTTTGCAACCTGGTCTACATTGCCCTGCACACCGATTGCGGTACCCACGCTGCCGTCCCAACGAGAAATGCGGTTTC